CACGGGGAATGATATGGCTAGTATGCTCGCGGCCTTTAACAAGCGCTGCAATTATCATTCTGACAAGAGAGTTGCACCCAGTATAGTGAAGTCGGCCCACGCGTTGGCCGACCTCGTCTTCCCCCATAGCCCTACTTTCGATTGGACTCAGGACATATTCGATCGTTGGGTGGCCAAGTTTGGCCACGAGAAGCAGGAGCGCATGCGTCTTGCACTGCTCGGTATGGCTGATGTTGATTTCCGCACCCTTAATACTAAGAGCCTTATGGTTAAGGGTGAAGTGCTCTTAAAACGGAATGACACATCTTGGGCTCCGCGCGTGATATTCGTTGGATCCGACGAATATAATGTCTTAACCGGACCAATCATGGATGAGTTCAATAAACGATTGGTTTGGGCGCTTGACGAGTTTGTCTCTGACACTGCTGAGTTTTCGTTAGCATACGCCAAGAAAGACACGGAGATCGCCGATTTTCTCGCAGGCGGCGACCGGTATTTCGAGGGTGATTTTTCTTCTAACGATAAGAGCCAGTTGTCAGATGTAACGACAATTTTTGCGCACTGGTTGCGGCGTTGTGGAGCCCCATCTTGGTTTGTCCGATTCTATAAAAAGAATTCTTTGCACTATCGCGTGCGTTCCTACGACTATGGTATATCAGCCGACATTCAAAACAGCTTGGCCACCGGCGGCACTGATACTACTGGTAGGAATTCCGTGTGGAACATGTGTTTATGGTACTCTTTTTGTCAAAGGTATAGGATCACTGGGACAAAAGCAGCCATTCTTGGTGATGACATAGCTGCATCTGTAAGCAAAGAAGGCATTTCTTGTACCTTGTGGACAAGTCATTGTAGTCAGGGCGGGATGAAGCTTAAGGCTTTTGAACGCCGTTTCTACTGTGATCTGACATTCTTGTCCCGCTTCTTTGTACCTAAAGGCGACCGAAACTGTATGGTACCTCTCATCGGCAAGGCCTTGTGTCGTTTCAACGCAAGGGCTAACCGCAATTCCGATGTTTCAGATGAGGTCTATATAGCTGGCAAATGCCTTTCTTACAGGTATGAGTTTCGGCACATCGGCTACTTCAATGAGGTTTTCAAAGCCAGATTCGAATCTACGGGTGTTTCAGTTGATGATATTAAGTTGCATGACTTAACTTGGTTTAGCCGCCAAGGCGTCCGCTCTGTTAGGGACGTTGTCTACGCCATCGAGACTGAAGACCTGGTACTGTCAGACGACGAATTTTTGGAGGCCCTCATGGCAAAATACGACATTGGGCTCTACGACTTGGATCAATTATGTGACAAACTCCTCCTCAGTAATGTTCCCGAAGTTCTGAGTGACGAGCGCTACTACAAGTTCAGCCACGAACTTGAGTAGTGGCGATATGGCTTGGACCCCCTTAAGGTCCCGGCGTGGGAGAAGCTGGTGCCCTGCCCTCTGCGG